ATTTAATTAGCCCGTTGATGTCCCCTATGGGGTTAAATTTAATGACGGACACTTTACTGTGCCTCGTCTTGGTGGGTGTGATTGCGTTAGGCTGGGTGTTGTATCGTTTGATGCAACGTACCTTTGCTAAAGTAGGAGCTATGGAACGAAATGTTTTGAGATTTACAGCAAGTTCTAATCAACGTTTTGAGAGAATTTCTAGATCTGTTGAGGATTCTGGACAAGCTGTTGGTTTATGCTCTGATAGAATAACGCAGGTTGCTAGTTCGTTTGATGCCTCCGTTGGTACTGTGACCCGTGAGGTCCAGCAGTTGAGAGTAGCGCTAGAACCGGCGATAGAATTACATGCAGTGGCAACGGCTACCGTTGGTGGCGCTGCCGTGCGGGTTTCTCAAGCAGCTGCTAATATGTCGGAGAATTCTGACGTTATTGGGGCTAGTGCTGCCTGTGTAGCTAGCGTGTTCTCAGTTTCTCTTATGATAGCCTTATTAATGAAAGCGTTTGATGTTTTAAGTTTTATTTTTACTAAACTTCCAGTTTTGGAGGGTTTGGATAAAGATAAAGTTAAGGCTAAAGAGAAAGAGGAAGGAGGTTTCATGAGGTGGTGGCGTGGCCTATCTCGTCGGCAATTGTTAGGGTATTTTTCCTTAGCAGTTGTTATTTTTTGGTGTAGTCAGCCTCATATTGTTGCTTGGGCATTACATAAGGCTAGAGGAATGCTTAATCGTTTGATGAAAATGAAACTAGTTACTAGTGTAATAGGCCCTGTTGATTCGCAAGATATTAAAGATGCTGTGAGTGATATTGAAGCTGCTACTGATATTAAAATACAGGACGATGATAAGAAGAAAACGGAGAAGAAGAAGACTAGGAAAAAGAAGAATTCTGCTACAGTAGCTCTAGAGCAGAGTGCTCCTCAACGTCAAAAGGAAAATGCTGAATCAAAGCATGCAAAGATATTACCAGAGAACGATTTGGTGATGCATGATGAAACTTCTCCGATTCCCACAATTAATGATAATAAGGAGGAAGCCCCTGTTGGTTGGTGTTTGCTGTGTGCAGACGCAGGCAAAGTACGAAGAATGACGGCCCCTGTGGCTACTGTGCATTATAATAGAGATCACAGAGATTCTCTTTCCAAACCAGTAATGGTAATTACTGGACCTACACAGAAACGTAATGATGGCGTAGTTCTTTTGAACATTGCCGAGATTACTAGTGAAGGTGCTGCTGTTTTGCAGCAAAATATGGAAAGTTATTTAAAAGTAGCTAGGTCAGCTTTGGATTTGAAAGATGATGATGATCAATGGCTGCTTAGGATGGACTGCCCTGTTTTGCCACCTTTTCATTGTTGGCGAAAAGGGGTGGTTCATGTTGGAGGAATCGGTTGTGATTGCTTTGCCTTTATGGGACTTAAAGATTCAAAAACTAATATTTGTGGTGCTTGTGGAGTACAACCACAATTTTGGAAGACCCATAAACAATCAGTGGAGCATATTTCTGCTGTTACGTCTTTTCGCTTAGCTAATGCTCCTTTGTTTACGCAAGGGGGTGAGGAGGATTTAGAGGCTGCTCGTTTGGCTGATATAGCTAAATCAGCTGGTCGTTCTCCTGCAATTAATGCTCAAGGTTTTATTGAGCCAGATATTGCTAATTTGGGACATATTACTGTTGATAAAATAGAGAAAATGTCTATTGCAGAATGTCTCAGAAATCCATGGGTGATAGCTGGAATGTTTGTTTTAGTTATTTTAGCTATTGTTTGGTTGAAGAAAAGCGAGAAGAAAGATGATGAACAAGAGGAAAAGAAAGAAGAACCTAAACTCGAAGCTGATGGTAAACGTCGGCATAGAGATAAAAGGAGATTTGATACTAGTTTGTTTGAATTATATACAGATTCTTGGCTTAAATCTAAGAAACGTGAACCTGGTGATAAGATGCCTTACGATTTCTTTGATCCTTTTTCCGGCATGTGGGATACGCGTTATTTCACTTACATTGATGATGAATCATTTGGTGATATGATGGCGACTTCCGCAGCTCAGTTTGAGCATTTTTGGGAAGAATTCCACAATGCTGGTCCTACTGGTCATGATGACTATGTCTCCGTTGGTGGAGGCATAGAAAGTGATAATAAAATTCATATTGACCATGTTAAAGGAATGCCTGAGAAAACCCCTTTTTATGTAGTTGTTGAGAGAACAACTAAAGATGGTTCCGTTCAGACCCATTTTCTAAGTGTTGGTGGCACTATGGAAGTTATAAAATTTCCAGCTCGAGTAGATGAAGTTAAAGATTTTTTTAAATCTAATCTTGATAGAGCTCGTTCTAATATTCCGCAAATGGAAGCTGGTATGTCTTTTGGCGAAGCTGCTATTCAAGGCGCTGGTTTAGCGTTTGGTAGCAATTTAGTGTGTGTTATCCTTGATTTATTTATGTTAAGGAAAGCGCCAGTGAGACATTTAGAAGCTAAACAGAAATCGATAGGTTTTTGTCATGCGGAAAGAAATAAACGTGGTTGTTTGAGGAAGGGTAAGTGTCCTTTCGTGCATGAAGGAGCTGAAGAATATTTTAGTAAAATTCCATGCAACAACATACGTTGTGCCAAAGTGATGCAACAGGACTGCAGGATGGTTCATTCTACAGCCCAAAAACAAGGGAAATGGGCACGCAAACCTGAATCTATGGTTAAGGATGGTGGTTATATAAAAGAATCTGATTTTGAAGAAATTAAAGGAGCATTTGGTTCAGTTGAATATTCTTATAAAGATTCTAAAGGAGAAATTAGAAATATGCGAGCTCAATGTTATCATGCTCGCGACCGAATGCAATTGATGTTTCATAATCATGAAATTCCGACTTTAATTTCAGCCACCGTAACTTTTCCTCGTGTTGGTGTTGTTCGTAAGTTAACTGAGAAAGAAATAGAGAGTGTTCGTAATAAAGATGGAAAAGAAGCAAAATTTAATGCTGAGGGATGTTTATCCCAGTTATTTGCTATTCATCCGAAATCTGAAGTTTTTATACCTCAGGTTCGAATAGGTCCACAACCTAATATAGGAGCACCTCTTTGGGGTTGGAGTATGGGGAATAAAACGGAAGAAGAGTTTTATTTTTCCCCAGGGAAGGTTGACGACGTGAAAGATGGTATTTTGTATCATTCTGTTCAAACTGACTGCGGTAATTGTGGAATGGCAATTATGCAAGGAAAATACGTTGTAGCTACTCATCTTTTAGGTGGCGTTCAACCTGGGAAGCAGAATGAGGCACTTTTGGTGCAGCATTTTCGCTAATCCCTCTAACTCCTGTTGAAGATCTAACTTCCTTGTATGGGGTGGCGCCCGAGGAAGCTAGAGGGAAATATTTTCTCAGTAAGAAACTTTACCGTTATCCATATCGACAATGTGATTTTAAGAAGCGAGATCGTAATGATCGGCTGTTTTATCGTTTTATGCGTGAGCAGTTTGCGGGCAAAGATCCTTATGACTATTACACTAAGTGGACTTATGGTGTTCCACAAGGTGATTCGGCTTACTTGTCTATTCGAAAGTATGAATTACCCCTTACTTCTCCCGAACCTCGATTTCTTTCTGTTTGTAAGGAATGGTGTAAGCGACATTTTGCTTGTATGTCTGGATCTGTTGTTAATTGGGACTTTGACTATATCAAGTCAATGATGAATATGTCTTCTAGTCCTGGTTTTCCTTATAATCGCACTTGTTGGTATGGTAAAGGTTATGTAAATAAACGAGACATATTTCAACAGCCTGATTTTGTTATGTCAGAAATTGACAAATTGTACAAGGCTTTTTGTGAAGGGAATGTTTCGGAGATATTTGTTTGTTCACCTAAAGAAGAGTTAAGAGCTACTGAAAAAGTAAAAGCTAATAAGTTTAGGACTTTTACTTCTGCGAGTTTTCGCAATACAGCACTTGGCGTCGCTCTTTTTGGAGATATGACGTCTAAGTTTTATAGTCAAGCTGAATCTCCAGGTTTCTGGAGTAAGGTAGGTAGTTCTTTGTTTGCCAGAGGTTGGGATAAGTTGTATAAATCCCTTAATAATCATTCTAATGCTTTTGAAGGGGATTTTAGCAGTTTTGATGCTGTTATACATCCTGATTGGATAGAGACACTTGGGGAGGTTTTCTTCTCATTTTATGATTTTCATAATCAGTCTGAAGAGAATAAGAAGCTTTGTTACTCTTATTTTCAAAATATTATTTACGGTCAGATCATTTGTCCCAATGGTGAGCTTTATTCTAAATTTCAGGGTAATCCAAGTGGTAGTTCATTGACCATTGTTACTAATACAATGGTTCATTATATGCTTTTTGTGTATGCTTGGTTGAAATTAGGTGGACCGGCAGATTATCAATATTTTCATGCGAATGTGAGTTGTGCTTTGTGTGGTGATGATTCTCTATGGACTGTTTCAGATGAATGTGTGAAATTTTTCAACATTGAAGCTGTTGCTTCAGTCTGGAACACAATAGGCTTGATTATGAAACCAGAAGCGACTAAACGTGGGATATTACGAGATTTAAAATTTCTTTCCCATGGTTTTCAGGAAGAACATGGTATGATGTTTCCTATTCCTGATGCTGATAAAGTAATTAGTTCTTTGCTTTATAAATCGCTACCTGTTGGTAATGATCACGACAATGAAGCATTAGCTGCTAGGTTGTCGTTGTTAAAAGCCAATGCATTGCGTATTACTTCTTGGTGTTGTAAACCAGTTCGAATGTTAATCGAGAGGTATATTCAATGGCTTCATAGTAATTATCTAATTCCTTTAACTTCTCAATGTACTATGCGTGGTCAAGATTTATTCTCTTATGAAGATGTCCAGTCTGTTTACAAGACTGATTCGGAGCTATTGTATATGTATACGATTTTAGAAACAGGTTCTTTGGGTAATACCGGTTTTTCCTGTTTAAATAAGTTTTCCGAGCGACAAAAAGAAATTTTTGAAAGTTTGATCGATGTTTGTGAGAAGTAAGAAAAGTAAGAAGAAAGGCACTAAGAAAAAGAAGGTAGTGCGTGTTGCTATAAAAGTTAAGGCTAAGAAGAAAGCTAGTAAGAAAGGTTCTGTTGGGCTAGTAGTTACTAGCCGGAAGAAGGCTCCGGTTGCGAAGGCTTCTTCTTATAGGCAGAAAGGACCTAAGATTAATTCTGGCCGCGGTTTCGTGGTTCGTAATAAAGAATTTTTGATAAGTCTTTCGTCTGGTGGCACCACTTTTGAGGCTTTTACTTTTCCAAATGCTCCAGGTGTTGCTACTACTTTCCCATGGCTTTCTCAAATTGCTGTTGGGTTTAAAGAGTATCGTTTCCGTCGATTACGATATCAATATGAGCCCAATTGTCCTACGTCTTATCCTGGAGCATTGGTTATGCTTCCTATTTATAACGTGGATGATTTACCTCCAACTTCTATTCAGCAGGCGCTTGATATGAAAGGTGCTATTAACGTTCCTGTTTGGCAACGTTCATATACAGATTTTAAAGATCAAAAATTTTTGAAAAATTTGATGGTTAGAACTTCGAATTTACCAGGTTCTGATCCTTCGTACCTTTTATATGACTTTGGAAAAATGTGTTTCATATTCGATAATTTGCCTGTAACTCCCAATTTTGGGAAAATTTTTGTTGAGTATGAAATTGAATTCTTTATACCAGTTCGTTTGTCTGGTATTTCTAGTGGCTTTGGTGGTATTTGGGAGATGAAACATGAGTCTGGTCTTTCTACTAGTCCAGATGAATTATTTGAACATGTTGAGAATGCTGCTCGAATTTTTCCTCCTATGTCTAGTGGCGATCCTTATTTACAATTGGGTGCCTCAGACAATGCTACCCTCCAGGATACGATTAAATTTGCGATTCCTGGAGTTTATGCCATATCTATCTGTACTCGTTATGCTACTAGTACAGTTAATACTTCACCAATTTCTAATATTATTGTGGCTGGTTGTCAGTTAGTCAGCCTTTACAATAGTGTTATTGTGACTGGACCTGCTCCTGTTAATACGAGGCAATCTTATTCTTTTGTGATAAGAAGTTATTTGCCAGAAGCAACTTCTCGTATTGTTTTTCTTGATGGAGATACTAATACTTTAGATGAGGTCCTTGTTTCAATAGTTACTATTCCGAATTCATTGATTCTTTTGAATAATGAGTTTTCTAGCGTTTTGCAAGTTATGTCGGAAAGTAATATGGATGAATTGCTTAAAAGAAAGTTAGCTCCTCCTTCATATTTTGATGAAGGTTCACGTGTTTTGAAAGATAATGAGTTTAAGGAGTTTTTAGTCTCGGGGGTTATGCCTAAGATGGCTCCTCGAGTGGTTGCAGAGCATATAGCTCGTTTGCAGAAACAACTTTCTTTGTTGGCTATTGAAACTAAGCGTGAGGAAAGTGATGAAGATAAAGATGATGATTTCAAAGTCCCTTCTAGCCCTGTTTCCGGGGCTCAAGTTCAGACTCCAAAGACACCTTTGGAACCACCATCAGCTCCTAAAGCTGTTGGGTCAGGAATAGGTCCTTGGAAAAGGACTGTTGTGTACAAGAAACCGGATGATAAGTAACCGTTCATTTGGTGATTTTAACTTGTATTTTGAGTGCGAATAGTTGGTGTCAAGCTATTTGTGCATGTAATATTGTAG